GTTACCGATGTTTTACCAACAGAATTTTTAAAAGATGCAAAAGAAACATTACAAATGTTATCTAAACGAACAGATGTATGTCTTATATTATATACATGTTCACATGAAGTTGAAATTATTAAATATTTAGAATTTTTTAAGAATTTAAATATTAAATTTAGTCATGTTAATAAAAATCCTGAAGTTCCTAATACAGCATTAGGGTGTTATACTGATAAATTATATTTTAATATTTTATTAGATGATAAGGCTGGTTTTTTAGAAAGTGATTGGTTGGTTATAAAAGAATTTTATACAAATAAACCAGAATTAATATGAAATATTTAATTAAAATTTTAACTATAATTATTATTTCATTATTATTATCATATATAACATCTTATGAATTAATAAGTGATATGAATAATTATGAATATAAGATTAGAGCTATTAAAACAAATAACAAACAAACAACTTTTGTATTAAATGATAAAAAGAGAAAACCACGGTTATATTTAAATAAAACAACTAATAGTTTATATATGTTATCTAAATGTAATTGTGACACTATTTTAATATCTGATAATATTAAATCTATTAAATTAATTAAACAATATAAAAATATAAAAAATGAAAAATAAAATTGAATATGATCCTTTTGTATTACGTCAATTTGAACCTAAAGCATCTGGAACAAGAATACCTTTAGAGTATAAAGAAAATTTATTAAATTATATAAATGATAAATATCATCAATATAAATTAATAAATTCAGATAATGAATTTTGTAAATATTTGATTATAGAAAATAATATAGATGATATTAAAACAGCAGTAATTAAATTATCTTTAGATATTAATCAATTTATACAAACAGATTATGTATCTAGAAATAGTTTAGAATTACCTATTTTATCTAGAGTTGTTAAATTACCATCTTGGTATGAAATACCTAAAGCTAAATATTTATGTATTATTCTTTATTCTAGAGAACAATTAAAAAAAGAGTTTTATTCTAAAGAATCAAATAAAGATTTAGATTTTTATTTAGATACCGATGTAGAATATGGTATTGTAGCTATTCAATCAAATAATAACCCATCACCAGATCCGTATGTACCTATTACTATAATGAGAAATGCACTTGGTATGGAAGAAGGTGGAAATGGTGTAAAATTAAATAGAGAATTGTATTTAAAATCTGTAGAATTTTGGAAAAATAATATTATTATCGGATAAAAATAAGCTTATTTTTAGTCGAGTAGAAATTATAAATTAAAAAGTATGAATAGTATTAGATTAAATAATTGTGTGAAGTGTAACAACTGCCGAGTAAATAATAGAGGCAAAGACCATGAAGAGCGGCATTTTTTTATTGAATGTGAATTAAATGTATGGGAAGGACAACGAGGTGTGAGAATATCTGAACAGTTCGCTGCCATACCTAATAATTGTCCGTTAATTGAAAAACAAGAAGAAAATTAGTCTAAATAAATATTTTATATATTTATTTATTTTTTAATAAAAAACATTTATAAATATTTAAAAATTAAGTAATTAATCTTAATTTAAATATTTATAAATGTTTTTTTGTATATAATTTATTTTGTTAAAAAAATATATAAAAATAAACAAAATAAGTTATGCCATCAATAGGAATAAACGAAATATTAGCAGGGTTAGGTATATTTTTAACTACTTATATTATAAGTAATATAAAATTACGAGAAGGTGTAACTGAATGGTTTGTTAATTTTATAGGGAAAAATAATTACGATATATCACAACATAATATTATAGAAGACATAAAAAAATTAATATTTGAATCAATTTTAAATGAATATGATAATAAATTAAAAACAGAATTATATCATTTTTATACAAATTTAGTTTTAGAGACAATGAGTGATTTTTCTAAATTAATTATAGAAAAAGAAAAAAAATTATCTTTTCAAGAATTAAAATCTTTTATAAAAAATAATATGTATGATAAATTTGGTAAAATGAATATAGATATAGATAAAAATATATCTATGCCTAAAGATTTACAAATTAAATTTGATAAATTAAATAATTATTTAACAAAACAACATACATATTCTATAGATAATGCTTTACAATCACCTAATAAAAAATTATTATTAATACAAGTTTTAGATGCAATTTATCATAATAGTAGATGGTTTTTATTTTATACAACAGAAATGTTTGAAAATTTTAATGGTCATTTTGATAAATTATCTAAAAAAGATATATTTTTATTTTAAAACTATTTTGTTTTATTTTTATATAATTAAAAAAACTAAAACAAAATGAAAAATATAGAAATTTTACAAATGAATGATATTATAAATAATAATATCAATAAATTAAGTATATTAAAAGGTAAAAAAATATCAATTGTTATTTTAAATAATTTAAAATTAATTAAATCTGAAGTAGAAAAAATTAATTCATATACACAACCATCTGAAGATTTTTTAGAATATGAAAATAAAAGAATAGATTTATGTAATAATTTTACTAAAAAAAATGAAGATGGTACAATAGTTGAAAAATTAAATAATAATGGCCAACAAGAATTTGATATTAATGTTGAAGATCCTTTATGGATAAACGCTATTTCTGAATTAAAATCTGAATATACTAATACATTAAATAATAGAGAAGAACAAATAAAAAAATATAATGATGTATTAAATACAGAATCAGATATAGTATTTGAAAAATTAGAAATTTCAGATTTACCAGATGACATATCATTAGAAGTTTTAAGTATTTTACAATTTTTTATAAATATGTAAAATAATTTTATATTTGTAAAATAATTTATATATTTGTATTATGAACAAAATATTAGAAAGAAAATCAAGACATTTATCAAAAATTTTAAGACATGATACAGAAGGTCTTAATATTGATGATAAAGGTTGGATTAAAGTATCAGATATATTAAATCATTTATCTATATCTTTGTTAGATCTAGAATATATAGTTAATACTAATAATAAAAAAAGATTTATATTTGATAATTTTAAAAATAAAATAAGAGCTACACAAGGACATTCTAATGGTATAGCTATAAAAAAAGAATTTATACAATTAAAAACATTAAATTCTAATATTATATTATATCATGGTACAGATAAAAAAACAGCAGAAATAATTTTAAACGATAAAATTATTTCTGGATCTAGAAATCATGTACATTGGACTAGTGATATAGAATTAGCTAAGAAAAGAGCTAATCAAAAAAATAATAAAACTAAAAGTGAACCAGTTTTAATTATTTTAAATCATATAGAATATTTAAAAAATAATATAATATATTTATCTGAAAATAATGTATATTTAACAGATAATGTAGATAAACATTATCTATCTATAAAATATATGTAAAAAAAAAAAGAATGATTTTAAAATCATTCTTTTTTTTTTTTATTTATTTTTTTTCTTCTTAAAAGATTCAAAATCTAATATAAAAGATTCATTTGTATCTTCTTCTTGAACTTCTTCTGAATCATCTTGAACTTCTTCTGAATCATCTTGAACTTCTTCTGAATCATCTTGAACTTCTTCTGAATCATCTTGAATTTCTTCTGAATCATCTTGAACTATATCATCAACTGAGTCTATTTCTGGTTCTTCTACTTCTTCTGTTTCTGAACCTTCTATAGATTGAGAATACGTATTATTAGATAATTCTTTTCCAGAAGCATCGATTATTTTTATTGACATAGATTCTTCGTCATTATTGATCTCTATATCAAATCCTCCTATTTGAATTTTCATATATTTTTAGTATTTATTTTTATATATTAAAATTTATTATTATATTTGTAAAAATAAAAATAAACAAATAAATTATAAAAATGATTAAAGTATATAAAAAATCAGAAAAAGAATTTAATATTAAAGTTGATGATGTTTTAATTTATCAAACAGATAATGCTTTATGTTCAGTTAATGATATTATTAATGAATTAAATTTGACATCTTTATATGGTAAAGTACAAGTATTTAATATTGACTTTTTAAGTGCACCACAACAAGAACAATCTAATACAAAAGAATCATTAGATGATGTTATTAATTCATATAATAACGGTTTAGACGCTGTTAGAAATGTGGTTAATGAAGATTATGATTCTGATGAAGACTATGATTCTGATGAAGATTATGATTATGGTTTTGATGAAGATTATGATTCTGATGAAGATTCTGATGAAGATTATGATTCTGATGAAGATTATGAATCTGATGAAGATTCTGATGTAATTCGACCAGGTAAACAAGGTTTCGAAATTGGTAAATTGGTATATATTGATGATATTAAATCTTATGGTGTAAATACACCTGAAGTTAATGGTGGTGTTGTTGTTATTGAACATATATCAACTATTGCGAATCAAGAAGTATTTACTGTTGAATCAATTCCATCTATAATTTTTTCATGGACTACATTAAAAATGGAACAAAATAATTTATATAATAAATTTGGTTTTACACCAGCCAGACTTGTAATGTAAAAAATATAAAATATAAAATATATAAAAAGAGTATCAATATTGATACTCTTTTTTTTTAAACTTTAATTTGTTTTAATAATATAAATAATAAATTAAAACAAAGTATATGATTAAAAGTTTTACACCAATGATAATTGAAGAATCAAACGAAAATTCTTCAATTATTTCAGTATTTGATAGATTAATGAAAGATAGAATTATCTTTTTAGGTGAAGGTATTAATGATTTTATAGCAAATACTATTAACGCACAATTAATATATTTAACGTCTATTAGTTCTGAACCAATTTGGTTATATATTAATAGTCCAGGTGGAGATGTTTATTCTGGATTGGCTATTTATGACACTATACGTATGATAGATGCACCAGTTTATACATGTGTAATGGGATTAGCGGCATCTATGGCATATATATTAGCAATTGCTGGAGAAAAAGGCCATCGTTACGCTTTACCTAATAGTAAAATGATGTTACACCAACCATTATCTGGAATAGATTTTTCACAAGCTACTGATATAGATATTCATAATAAAGAATTACAATCTATTAAAAAAGATTTAATACATATTATTGCTGAAAATACTGGACAATCTGTTTCTAAAGTTAAAAAAGATTGTGAACGTGATTATTGGATGAAAAGTGATGAAAGTATTAAATATGGTTCTATAGATGAAATAAAAATAAAAATGAATTAATTTTTATATTTAAAATTAAATATATATAATTGTAATATAACAAAATATGGGGCATTTTGGAGTTGATCATTAAGTTATTTAAAAATAAGCATGTAGTGACAAGTATAAATCACTTAAAAAAGAATACAAAACAATAAATGCAAACACAAAAAACTCTGCTTTCTCAAAAATTGCAGAAGCCTTAGCTCCAAGTTCATTTTCGAATGAAGTTATCTCTACCGAAGATAACGTACTTATGGCAGCTTAAGTCGATCTGAAAAGATAAAAACGGTTTAAAGTTGGTAATTTACTCTGAAAATTACAAAAAGATTTTATATATTTAGAATAAAATATATTATTTGTTAATTAGAAAATTAAATATTTTGTTTTTATAGAAATTAAAACTAAACATGTAGAAAATTTATTAGGTGTTTATTGAAACGTGGGTTCGAATCCCACATGTTCCACAAAATCTCAATACTTAATTGTATTGAGATTTTTTTATTTATAATAAAAAAATCATATAATTGTAAAAATTAACATAACATGAAAAATTATTATTATAACTTATTTTATATAAATTATCTTTTTAATAAAAAATTTAGATCTAAATTAATTTTATTATTTATTATTTTAATTATATCATATTTAACTTTTTTAATAGGATATAAACAAAGAGATAAATTAATTATATCAAATAATTCTATAATTACTTCTTTAAAAGAAGATACATTAATATTGAATAAAAATATTAGAGAATATGATTTAGATTTAAAAGCATATAATACAATTATAGAAGATAAAGATTATTTAAGATATATGGCATTTAAACATTCAGATATAGTTATACCGAAAAACTTTAATCATGATGATTTAAAATTAATTTATAGATTATCTATAAAATTTAAAATTCCACAAAGATACATATATCGATTAATTCAAAAAGAAAGTAGATTTAAACCGGGTTTAACAAGTTCAGCTGGAGCCAAAGGTTATATGCAAATTATGCCTGGTACATTTAAAGCTATTAAAAAACGATATGAAAAAAAATATGGATCTATTAATTCATATTCTACTAATCAACAAAATATTATAGTTGGTACATATTATTTATCTTATTTATGGGACAAATATCATGAATGGGATTTAGTATTTGCATCATATAATGCTGGATCAGGTAATGTTGAAAAATATGGTAATAAAATACCTAATTTTACTGAAACTAAAAATTATGTTAAATTTATAACAAAAAAATGACAAATAATATATTAAATAATATTATTATTAGTACACCTGAATCATTATTACTGATGAAAGTATTTAATTATCATTTAGAGTATGAAAAAAAATTTAATAATTGGATTAATAATAAAAAAATAGAAATATTAGATATTAAAATTTTTAATAATGATATGATATACATCTATAAAGAAATTAAAAAATGAAAAAGAAAAGAATATATGTAGATATGGATGGTGTTTTAGCTGATATATCTAAAAACATTAAAAAATATAAAATTTTATTTCCTACACAACCATATCCACAATCACAATACGGATTTTTTATGGATATGGATCCAATAAAAGATTCTATTGAAACCGTTAAATTATTAATGACCAAATATGATGTTTGGATATTAACCGCACCAAGTTGGAAAAATCCTATGTGTTTAGCTGAAAAAAACTTTTGGATCAGAAAGTACTTTGGTATTAATTTTTGTGAAAAAATAATTATATCTTCAGATAAATCATTATGTATAGGTGATTATTTAATAGATGATAATAAATCAGGTCGAGGTCAAGATAGATTTACTGGTGAATTAATACTTTTTGGATCTACACTATTTCCTAATTGGAAAATTATTAAAGAATATTTATTATGACAAAAAATAATAATAATGAAAATGTATTATTTCATACTATATCTTATAATTATTATGATGATACATCTTTAGAAGATAAAGTTAATAAGTTTTTAAAAGATAAAATATTAATTAGCTCAAATACTGTAGTTAGAGGTGGTGATATTTATACTTATATATTTTATAAACATAAAAAAAAATAAATAAACAAAAAATGATAAGAAAATTTAAACATTTAAAGACAGGTATAATAGGTACTAATGATTCAAAAATAGACTATTTTTTACACTTTGAAAGAGGTAATGAAATTTTTAAAACCAATGAATGTATATTTATGGACTTTATAGAAGACTCTAATGATTGGGTTGAAGTAAAAGAAGATATTGTAAAACCTACTAATTGGTTTGAAAGTAAACAAATTGAAACTTGGATAGGTTTAATTGATGATGATGATGAATCACAAGGAGGAAGAGCGAAATTAATTGTTTTACACCAATGCGGAAATCATAATGATGTTTTGATAGATCAATTAAAAACAATGATTTTAGAAATAGAAACTAATGGTGAAATTTTTTCTTGATAATCATTTATAAATGACAACTATAGTTAATATAAATAATACAAAAAGATATGATGTATATTGTGGTCGAGGTAGTAAATGGGGTAATCCATTTACACATATAAAAGATAAAGAGACTAAAGCACTTTATATAGTTAGTTCTAGACGTGTAGCTATACAAAAATATGAAGAATGGATATTAACTCAAGATCAATTATTAAATTCATTAGAAGAGCTAGAAAATAAAATATTAGGATGTTTCTGTGTACCAAAATCATGTCATTGTGAAGTTTTAGTAAAATTAATAAATGAGAAAAAAATTAAATCTATATTTTAATGACAAAACAAAACAAAAAAAATATAATAAATAAAAAAGATTTAAAATATATTACTTTTAGTAATAGAGTGGATGTTAATAAATTTTTATCTGAAAATAATATAGAAATATTACATATAAATGAAACAACTGACAGATATTATGGATATACTCATATTTTATATAAAGAATTATGAAAACATATATAGGTAAAATAACTAAATTAAATACAAATCAAATATTTGTATTTGGATCTAATACACAAGGTAGACATGGTAAAGGTGCGGCTTTAGATGCTGTTAAAAATTTTGGTGCTATTTATGGACAGGCTAAAGGTTTACAAGGACAATCTTATGCGATAGTTACTAAAGATTTAACTAAAAAAATTCATCCAAGTATTAAACAATCTAGTATTAAATATCAAATTCAAGATTTATATAATTATGCTGATGAAAATGAAGATTTAGAATTTTTAATAGTATACAATGGTAAAGGAACTAATTTAAATGGATATACCAATCTTGATATGGCTAAAATGTTTTATAAAGCATCATTACCTGAAGGATTTCCTAAAAATATAGTATTTGAAAAAGAATTTTATAATTTAATATTAGAATATAAAACTAAATCTATATTTTAAGTCTATCATTTTAATATATATTTTAATATGCAATACCAACGTTTTTTAGAATTAAAAACAGAATCTAAAACATATACAAGTAATAAAGAAATAGAATTATATTTAATTAATTCTGATTTTTATTGGTTATTAGAATGTGAATTAGATTCTGTAAAAATAGAAATTATAGATAATATCTTATATTGGAATAATGGTATTTTTTATTATGGTGATTGGAAATGGGGTATTTGGAAAAATGGTGAATTTAGATTTGGTACATGGAATGGTGGTATTTTTTATAATGGAACTTTTAAAGGATATTGGATTCGTGGTGTTGAAAAAGGTGGCACAATTAAAAAATTAAAAAATAATAATGATTAAAGAAATTCATTGGTTTGATTTAGATTATACATTGTGGAATACTAATTCTAAATGGTGGATTATAGATAAAATGAATCCTAAAAATTTTATATTAAAAATTTCACAATATGAAGGACAATTAATTTTAAATGGTAATTATATTGAAGATAATAATAAAATCACATATAATGGCCTTACTGGTTGGATAAGTAATGAATTAATTACAGAAATTAAACAAAAAAAAGATATAGATTTAAAAAATATAGGATTAAGTTTCAGAGAATATGTAGATCCTAAATTAATACAAAAACAAAGCGAAAATTTATTTATTTATATAGATCGTTTACAAGATATTAAAACTAAATCCATAAATGTTTTAACAGCTAGACCTAATAAAGAAGCACATAAAGAATTATTAAATGATTTAACTAATAATTTAAAAAAAATAAATATTAATATAAATGAAGCAATATTTGTCAATGATTTAAATAATAAAAAATTATCAGGTTCTACACCAGAAAGAAAATTACAAATTTTAATTCAATCTTTAATAGGATATGAAATAAAAAATAATTCTTTTAATTCGATGATGTGTGACAGCTGTGATATTTGTTATTTCTATGATGATGAAGATAAAAATATTGATCAATGTAAATTCATTAATGATAAAATAAATCTTCTACTAACCAAAACACAACCATGGCTAAAACAAAGAATAGAAGAAAATTTAAAATTTAATAAGAAAAAACTAATTACAAATTTAGTTACTAGTAATGAAATGAATCCTTTTATTACCGAAATTATTGAAATAAAATTAAATTAATTTTTTTAATATATATATAATAATTAAAAAAAATATATTAAAAAAAAATGATAACAACTATTAATGAAATGCAAGAGTTTGAATTATTTAAAAAATTCAAACAATTAGAAAAAAAGAATTTAAAATCTAAACCATCTAATATTAAAAGAAAAAAATTAAATGAAGGTATAGATATAGCACTAGAAGATACAGATATGTGTTCTTTTGTTGGTATTAATTCACTAGGTGAAGAATGGACAGTATATGTTACATCATATGATAGCACATTAATGTTCCAAAAAGTATTATCACATGAAGAAGAATTAAATGAAGAAGCACCATCTTACACACAATTAAGTTTTGGTGAATTTGTTAATGTTATTAAAACATTTTAATTAACGATTTGAGATTGAAATAGTATCTCAATTTTAGGACCGTTTGCAGTTATGCAAACATGACCACTAAGAATTCGCTATCTTAGTGGTTTTTTTATTACACAAGAAACGTATTTAATAATATATAAAATAAAAAAATAAATTATATTATTAAATATGAATGATGAAAATGAAAATATAGATGAAAATGAAAATGATCATTTAATGAATTTTATAAAAAATTCTGAAGAACCAGTACAAAAAATAGAATTACAAAATATAGATAATTTTGGTGATAATAAAAAAGTAAAAGTAGATTATATTGAAACTACTGCTGATTCACAATGGAAAGATATAGAATTAAAATATTTACCTTATGGTAAATTTTATCCTGTTAATACACATATTTCTATTAGAGCAGCTAAAACATCAGAAATTCAATCATTTGCAACTACAAATGAACATAATCCATATGAAGTATCTTTAAAATTAAATGAATTACTTTCAGCGTGTATTAAAATTACATATAGTGATGGTTCATATGGTACATATAAAAATATTATTGATGGTGATAGAAATACATTAGCTATTATTATATCTAAAGCTACATCAGCAAATGGTGTAAAAGTAGAAAAGAAAGTAGTATGTGATAATTGTAATGATAAGTCAGAACAAAGTATTGAATTTATTCCAGCTAATTATGAATATGTAAATGAAAATGAATTAATTAAAGATTATTTTAATCATACTTCTAAAACATATGATTTTCCTTTAGAAGATGGTACAATTATAAAATTAGCACCACCTACTATAGGATTAACTGAATCAGTTAATAAATACGTATTTGATAAAACTGTTAAAAGTCAATCAGAAGGTAAATTAATACAACCTAACACTACATTTATGTTAGCAATACAATATATGAAAGCTGGACAAAATGTTAAATATTTATCTAATGAAGAATTAGAACAAGAAGAATATAAATTTTCATTAATGAATAAAGACCATTTTGCTTTTATTTATGAAACTATAGATTATATGGATTTTGGTATTAAAAAAGTAAAATGTAACTGCAAAACTTGTGGATCGGAGATGTCAACGCCCTTTCGTTTCCCAAACGGAGCTAAATCTCTTTTCATTGTTCAAAATGCTTTCAACAAATTTATTCGAAAATAAATTCGAATTTATGATGCAATGTCCACAACAAAATTCAGAAATATTAAATTTACCATTTGCTGAATTTGAATTGTATATTGAATTATTAAATAAACGAAACGAAAAAGCAGAAAAAGAAAGAAAAAAACAAGAAGGTCAACAAACAAATAGTCCTTCGACAAATTATAAAGGACCAAATTTTAATAATATTAAAATGCCTTCCATTCCTAAATTTTAAAAAAAAAAAAAAAACATCTAATTAATTAGATGTTTTTTTTTTCAGTATTTTCTTTTATTTATTTAATATATAAATAAAAAGTAATATTTAAAAATATTATTTTAATACTTATAAAAATATATATTAAATTATGGCATATCCACATTTCCAACAAGTTTTATCACATAGTGAAAATTTTGAACCAATACATAAAGCATTATTTGAGTTATCATTTGATTTGCCTCCTATTTTAGGTAAAACAGTAGAAGAGGCTAAATTAATGTTAGAAAATGCTCGTAATATTACATTACCTACAACTCCAGATATTGAAGTTGCAGTACAACGTTTTAAATATTCTACTAGAGCATATGTAACATTACCAGATAAAACACATAATCCTGATATTTCAATTAATTTCAATTTAAATCAAAATAATCAAAATTCTATATTCGTATGGAAAATTTTAAAAGATTGGTATGATTTAGTATGGAATTCACAAACAGGTGAAACACATACTAAACAAGAGATTATAGGAAATATTATAGTTAATGTACATGACAAAAAAGGTAAAGTAATTAGACGTGTAACATATCATAACTGTCAAATCATTGGTTTATCTGAAATGGAATTCACTTGGGATTCTCCAACAGAAATTTTAGAATGTACTGCTAAATTTGTATCAGATTATTGGACTGACTTATATATCTAAACTTATTAATAATCAATGAGTTATATATTTAAACTTTTTATATAATTTATAATATAATAAAAGACACTTACATAGTGTAAGTGTCTTTTTAAAAAAAAAAAAAAAAAAATGAAACAACAAATTTTAAATATATTACAGCCATTTATAGATAGTGGAAAAAAAATATCTAATCAGTTAACTATTAAATTTTGGAAAAGTAATGGTTTATATGAACAAATTCTAAATTATGGTATACAATATAATTTAGAATTTAAATCTTTATCTGAAATTATTTATTGTATTATTAATGATATTACTATTAAACCTAAATGTAAATGTGGTAATAGTATTTCATTTTTTAATTATAATAAAGGATATAAATCTTTTTGTTCTAGAGAATGTGGAACTACGGACAAGGATAAAATAAAAAAAGGTATATTAAATTATACTATAATTGGTGGTGCTTCTAAACTTTTTAATTATTTTAAAAATAATTTTGAGTTTAATGAAATAATATCTTATGCGGATAGAAGTTGGAGTAATGGTAAATTATATGACTATTTAGGATTTAAGTTTATTAAAAATACAATACCAAATTACTATTGGATAGTAAATGGAATTAAACATAACAGATTTAACTTTAGAAAAGATATTTTGATTAAGAATGGTTTTTTATTAAAAGGTGAATCAGAGGTTCAATGTATGCACAGACTAGGTAATTATAGATTATATGATTCTGGTTCTAAACTTTATAAATATTCAATATTATAAAAAAAAATACATAAAAAATCTAAAACAGACAAAACTTTTTTAATATATACTTATATAACAATTATGAAACATTTAACAATAATATCAATTTTAATTATGACGTGTCTTTTACAGACAGTAAGTCTTTTTATATGTTGATATTTTATATCTAAAATATTTTTTAAAAAGACTTAAATTAATTTAAGTCTTTTTTTTTGTTTTATATTTTTATTATTAAAAAAAAATATGTATATTTGTAAAAATAAAAACAAATAAACAAATTAAAATGGCAATTAAAGTAAACGCATTAGGAAGATTAAAGGAATTTAATAGAGCATATTTATCAGATTCTACTTATATTGTAAGACATAAAGATAATAAATTAGATGCATTAGTTTATGCTGATAATGATACTAATAACTCTGATCGTGTTAGAAGTTCTTTCGCTAAAATCTATGGTGTTAAATTTGTTGATGTTAGATGTAGCAGATTGAAAAATTATAAAGGTTAATAAAGATTTAACCAATACGTTGTTTGAAATTATAAAAAGAGAAGTTTCTAAATCAAGAAACTTCTCAAAAAAACAAAATGGCCCGGTGGTGGAATGGGAGACACGCAGCACTTAAAATGCTGTTCTACGGAGTCCGAGTTCAAGTCTCGGTCGGGCTACTCTAATTAAACTAGTTTATGAACAGTGATATGATGTGTGATCCATTAGTAGAAAAAAAGATTAAATTAATTTAATCTTTTATAGGAATATAGCTCAGTTGGTTAGAGCGTCGTGCTGATACCACGAAGGTCGTAAGTTCGAGTCTTACTATTCCTACAAAAATATCACTATATTATAATATGTTTTAACATATATATATTACATTTATAATATACTTATGCGAAGGAAGTAACATAATATTCGGATATTTTTATCTAAAAATAAATTAATTTTTATTTTTAGATCATAGGATAACAAAGTGGCTTTTTGTTGAATTATTATATAACATGCCTTAAGTATTTTAATACTTTAAAAAGAATCTATAATAGGAAGGAAAGTTTATTCTAAACCTACTTTGTATATTTGTAAAGTAAATATACATTTTGCTGAATTCGTATAGTGGCTATTACGACGGCTTTGTAACCCGTAAACAACAGTTCGATTCTGTTATTCAGCTCAACATTTGATTGATTATAAATAGTATATCAAAACATGTTGCGATAGTTATATATTGATGAACATGAAGTTTGGAGACACCATCCATCATGTAAGATACTTAATATTGGAAAGTCTTACACCTTGCTCTTGTGGTTAATACAAATTGGCACAGTTAATAGGTTTAGACCCTATACCTTTATGAGTTCGAATCTCATCAAGAGTACAAAAAATAAAATGCTTGCGTATACCCTCATGCTTATATCATGTAGAAAGGTTAATTGGTCCATATGAGTTCGAGTCTCATCGTGAGTACAAAACATAAAACAAGCTGGATTGGCCGAGTGGTTTAGGTGGTGGTCTGCAAAACCATATACAGGAGTTCGAATCTCTTATCCAGCTCATGAATATTATATTTACAGATATAGATGGTGTATTACAAACAGGTAATATTAAAAAATGGAATAAACATGCATGTTTATTGTATTCTAATATATGTAAAAAATATAATTTAAAACCTGTAATTACATCTACATGGAGAGTAAATTATAATATTAAAGAATTACAAAAAATATTTTATAATCAAGGTATAGATGTAAAAATCTATGATTATACCGATGTTTTAGGAATAGAACGTGGTGAAGAAATAAAAATTTGGTTACAAAATAACAATGTAGACAATTATTGTGTTATTGATGATAATATAATAGATATTTTACCATATTGTAAAAATGTAATTTCTGTTAAATATTCATATGAAGGTTTAACAAATGAAAATATAAAAGAAATAGATAAAATATTTAAAAACACATGAAAGATCCTATATTTGATTTAGAAACAAAAATATTAAAAGATAATAATACAAATAAGTATTTTTACGTTAAACGTGTTATAAAAAAATCTTATTTCTATAATAATCAAGAAGCATTAAAACAATTTCAAAAAATGATACATACAGATAATGTTAAACAAATAAATGATTTTTATTTATTTGTTAATGATATATTAGATGTAGAATATGATGAAATTATAAATGGCGATATAGTATAATGGCTATTACAATGGAATCATAACCCATAAAAGATCAGTTCGATTCTGACTATCGCTACAATATTATTTATATAAATATGAAATTTAGAAAAAAAAATATTTGGATAAAATCTAATACTGGTGAATTTATTAATATTAATAATATTACATATATATCTAGCTTGATTTATAATAATACTAATAAATACTTATATTTTGAATTACGCACTAATACTAATCGTAGTTATGCGTTTTATTCAAAAAGAAAAAATGATATTCATAACGATATTCATATAAAAGAATTTAAAAATGCTTATAATATTATATGTGATCTTATAATTAATAAAAAATATGGTGATAATATGTACTATCCTTTTAATAATAAATAACAATGAAAAGATTTAAAATATTCTATTATTTTGTTAATATAAATAACCCAAATAGAGTAATAATAGAAGAAAAAATATTTACAGAACCTAATGTAAGATTAGCATTAAATACACATAATACTGGATATAAATATTTTCCTGAGTATAAAAAAGATAAAATACTTATTAATATATTAGCTTATCTTATTGATGATAATGATAATATTATTACATCTAAAGAAACATATAGTCCTATGACATATGATATAGGATTAGCTATTAATCACGCTATAGACGATGGAGAATTAAAGATAGGTGTACCACCAGATTTACCTAGATAAAAAAAATGTAGTTTATTTTATGTATTTATTAAAATAAAATTTGTATATTTACAGTATGAAAACAGCTACATTTAAATATACAAAAGATTCTTCTAAAAGTAATTCAACTATTATTTATGGTACGGTTACTTTAAAAGATAATGGTAAAATATCGGTAACAGATATTTTTAGTACATCTTTATTATCTAGTTCTTGTAAATATCAAGCTAAAATGTATGCACATAAAATTGTAGAATTAAATTTTCCATCTGATATGTGTGAAAATTATAAATCTACAGAAGATACTGATGATTTAGTATATAAATTAATAACTTCTACTAAAGATTTTAAAATTAATTTTTTAAAATCCACAGAAGAATATGCAAAAAATTTTTATAAATACATTGAAAAGTTTATAAATTTATCAAAAGAAGAAATGTATTCTATATATGGTATAGAATATAAAATAGAATATGCTCAATATGGATCTATTATTTCTGAAGATAAATTAGATAAAAACGGTAAATATAATATTGTTTATAGAATTGAAAATAAATATAAAAAAGAAAACGATAAATTATCTAGAGATTTTTATAATTATAAAAAAATTATTAAAAATGGATTAAATTTATTTATTGAATCTGAATTAAAAAATGCAGAAGAACATTATAATAATAGTATTATAAAATTAGCTTCTAAATTATATAATAAAGGTATTTTAAAAAATGAAAAAATTGAAGTTACCTCTTCTAAAATAAAACAAAATTTTGAATGTACAATTCATCATAACTTTGATGGAGAAAAATACACAAAACAAACAAGAGCATGGACTATTATTGCTGAAGGACCTATTCAACGACCTCATTATAGATATTTAATAAAATAATTTTTATTTTTATGTATTTATTAAAATAAAATTTGTATATTTACAACATGAATATATTATCTAAAAACCAAGCACAAGATTTATTATTGGCTAATATGCCAAATGATATTAAAGTATTATCTAGATTATTTTTTCAATTTGGATTTGAATTATATTTAGTTGGTGGTGCAGTACGTGATTCATTTTTAAATATAGTACCTAAAGATTTTGATGTATGTACTAATGCATTACCAGAACAGGTAATAGAATTATTAGAATCTGTAAATGTTTCTTGTCAATTACAAGGTGAATCATTTGGTGTTGTTGTAGCTAAAATGTCTGAAGATATTGAGATTGCTACATTTAGATCAGATGTTAATGCTATGACTGGAAATAATAGCGATGATACTGTTGTTTTAGGTGTAACTTTAGAAGAAGATTTAAAAAGACGTGATTTAACTATTAATGCATTGTTTATGAATCTTGACACAAACGAAATTATTGATTTAGTTGGTGGTATTGATGATTTAACTAATGGTGTTATTAAAACAGTAGGACATCCTTTAGATAGATTTAATGAAGATCACTTACGTAAATTACGTGCAATCGTTAGAGCTGTTAAAATTGATTTTATTTTTGATTTTGATACTATTAATGCAATTACAAAAAATCCAACATTAAATGTATCACCAGAAAGAATTATTACAGAATTAAGTAAAGTAACAAAAAATTTCGATAGACTTAAATCTCTTTTATTTAAAACTAATTTGATTTTTGAAATTTTACCTAAATTAAATATTACAGCACATACAAATTTTAAATCTAATATTACATCTTTAGATTTAATGTTTGCCGATATTCTTAAATTTAATAATATTAATTTTTTATCTAAAGAATTACCTAAATTAAAGTTTACTTCTAAAATGATTAATAATATCATTTTCTTAATTAAATTTAATTCAACACAAGTATGTCCTATTGAATTTATTTCTAAAAGAAAAAGTACTACTTTAACTGATAATGATATTATTTCTTTTCATTCTAATATTAAAGATATGAAAGTACTTTGTGAATTTAAATTACCTGAAAATTTATCATCAGATTTAATGAATAAAGGATTTAAAGGAAAAGAATTAGGTGATAAAATTAAAGAAGAAGCATTAAGATTATTTATGAATAAATTACATACAAAAGATCAATTTTAAGAGACTTTTATGTTCATTTAATATAATCTTATATAAAACAAAAAACGATACATTAGATTTAATGTATCGTTTTTAGAAATTGATCTTTAGCACATATATTATAAATATTTTCTACATTAATATCTAATTCTTTAGAAATTTTATTTATTGCTTGTTTTTTTGATTTACTTGAATCTTTATATACTGAATATAAACTTTTATATAATAAAGTTACTTTTTGTATAATTAATTTACTTTTCTTTTTAGCTTGTTCGGTATATTTACTTTGGTTTTCTAAATGTTGTTCATACATAAATTTTCCAATTTGTTCATTATCTTCGGTAAATGATATATGTGCTAAATTATAAACATCTTCTTCTTTCATTTCATTAAAAGTATTATATGAATTTATTAGTTTAGGATATAATATTTCTTTTCTTGTTTCTTCTTCATCACTATCTAAATTTAAAAATAATAATTTAAATTTTTCAATACATCTTCTATATGTTTCTGGATTCATACCTGAATATATAGAAAAATTTGTTGTTCCTTTGATAATAAAATTTGGTATTTTATTATTTATACTATATTTTGCTACTAAATAACATACAGCTAATTGTTCATTACTTACTATTAATTTTCCTTGTTTTATTAATCCAATTTCTCTTTTCGTTAATTTTTCATTCATCCATAATTAAAAAGTTTTTATATAAATTATATAACGTTATGATTTAAATGTTTAAAACAAAAAAAAACCATACACTTAGTGTATGGTTTTCTATATAAGTTATTAGTTATTAATATAATAATCCGTCTACATCTTCTACTTTTATAGCCATGTATTGTTTCTCTGGGAAGTAACCTAATTCAGCTACTGCATATCTAGAGTACATGTATAAATGTGGAGCCATAGTATTTTCAGATACAACTTCTACATTTTCAGCTAACATATAAGCTAAGAATTTAATACCTGGAGAATCCGCAGTACCTTTACATCCTAAGTAGATAGTTAAATCTGATTGATTCATGTAAGGGTCAACATAAACTTTAAGTCCGTTAATTGTTCCTTGTGGAGTTAATTGTTTTGTTGCTGTTACTTTAGAATCAAATGGATTGATAATATATCCAGCAATAGATTCAAAGATTGAAACTACAGCACCTGAACAAATAATGAAATCTGCACCACCAATTCTACCATCTGTAAAGATGTATTGAGAACCTTGAGATACTTTTGACCATAATTTACGTGCAATAGAAGCAGATTGTTCACCACCTAAAGTAGCAACTTGTGTTACTGACATATCAAAGATTTTACCATCTGAAATACCACCTGCTAATAAAGCTGCTGCCATTGATGATGGAGCCGCTGGTAATGTTGCTCTATTTCTTAAACCTAATTCTTTAATTTTTTCTACGATTTCAATAGAAATTTTTTGTTGAATTAAATTAACTAATTGTGCTTTTGTTCTTTCTACAATATCAACGTTATACATTCTTTTATAATCGTTAATTTCTGATAATCTTAATGCTGCTGATACATGACTTACACCAATTTGAACAGTTTTAACTTCAGAACTTGGTCCGATTTTTCCAGCTGTATTAGTGTCCCATTCACCACGAGTCATAGTTGAAGATTTACGTGCAGTAGTAAAGTCATCAATTAAATCTTCATTTAAAGATACCATAGAAATATTTAATGGTGCTACTGTTCCAATAGTTTGAGAAGCTGTAGAAGTAATAGTATCATCTAAAGTTGCTGCTGATAAAAATGCTACTAATGAACCAGTCATTGGGAATGTATTTAAAGTTACATCAAAACCATATCCACCTGTAGAAGCTGAATTGTCTTGTGTATAAATACGGAACATAGGCATTTCTGTAATTCTTGAGAATCCTTTAAATTGAACCCATCCTTGTTTAGATCCTGTTGGAGCTACTGTTGGATTATACGCTGCAACTGGAGCAACTGTTGTTGAACCAAATGTACCAGATAAGTGGAACCATAAAGATTTAGAAATACGACCTCTTAATTCTTGTACACCATTAGCTAACATTTCAGCACGTAACCAAGCTTTTAATGCTGTATCTGTAGAACTTAAGAATTTAAATGTAGAAGCACGTTCAGCTGAATCATCTAAATCTGTAGTATCATCATATTTATAATCAAAGAATAATAAATCAACTCTATTTGAATTAACATTAATCATTGGTACTAAATCTAAACCTGGAGTTTGTGCCGCAATTTTAACTGAAGCTGGTAATAAAGTTTGTGCTAAATCACCTGAACCACCAGCACCTAACATACCTGGATTAGAATTTACACCTGGCATTATAACATTACCCATACCTGCAGTGTTTACACCGTTAGCATACATAGCATTTTCATTTACCATTCCTGATTGTAAAGATTTAGAGTGCATTTCAGCATATTCACATAAAGATTGTAATTTATCACTAGATACTTTACCTAATGATTCTACGATTGGTGACCATCTTTTAACAGCCATTTCCATATCAATTACTAAATTTGAATTTTTAATCATTTTGTTTTTTTATTTTTTTTTAATTTTTTGTTTTTTATTAATTCAATTAAATTATTTAAATATTTATGTTTTTATATTTATTAAAAAAATAGAACTTATTAAACATTTTTGTTTTTATGTTTTTATTATATATTATATTTTTTTATTGCTTTTTTTCCATTTTTTACTTTTTATTGAATTTTTAATTAAAAAAAAAACCATACTTATAAAGTATGGTTTTTAATAAAATTAGTTATAAATTTATTTTAAATTATTCATAGATTTAATGAACGCATCTACATAATTTTCAGATAAATTAATATCATTAGAATTATAATTTTCTTTTATTAAAATTGCTTCTGGACTAATTACTTTTTTTGCAAAAGGTCTAGTATTCCAAAATGATTTAATATCTGATTTAGATTTTAAAGGAAAATATTTAGATTCACTTAATAATGATATTTTTTCATTATGATTAAGTGAATTCCATGATTCTTTAATATTATCAGGAATATTATTAATTAAGTTTTCTTCATATGAAATAGAACTTTTATTTAATACATTACCAATAATATTTAATACTTCTTTTTCTGATGTATATGTAGCATTTTCCATAGCTAAAATAATATCATTTTGATGTGTTTTATCAAATTGTTTAAAATTAGATAAATTATCTTCAGATAAGAATGTAAAGAAATGTGGTTGTTTATTAGCTAAAATTGTTTGTTTTTTAATTTCTTCTAATACATTACTTACAGTTTCCGCAATATTATTTTCTGTATCAATTTCTTCAATTTCATCCATATTATATGGAATAGTTTCTGGTTGTTCTAAACCTGATTTTTGAATAATTAATTTATTGTCTGGTGTTATTTCAATAACTATACCTGTTTCATCAGAACCTAATATTTTTACTAATTTAGATAATAAAGAATTTTCTAAAGAACCATTATCATCTGTAGTATTATTCATATTTACATCTGTAGGAATATCAGATACATCAGGACCAGCATTATCTATACTAACAATTTGTGAATTTGTATCATCTTCTAATGTAGTATCTTCTAATGTAGTATCTTCTAATGTTTCATCTTCTAATGTAGTATCTTCTAATGTTTCATCTTCTAATGTAGTATCTTCTAATGTTTCATCTTCTAATGTTTCATCTTCAATGTTATTAGTTATTGAATTCCAATTTTCTTGTTCTTCTGTAATACCTAAATAACTATCTATACTTTCTATTGGTGTATTTAAACTTTCATTTACATTTTTATTTAAATTTTCAGTAATAGACGGAATATATTTAATGATACCATCAACTTTTTCAGCTACATAATTTAACCAAATATCTTCATTGTTTAATTCATTAGCAACCATTTCAGTAAATTTTTGACCAATCATAGTTTCATTAGCAATATATTCACTAAATTCTCTTGTTATTTTATTTTCATTAGCAATATATTCACTGAAATCTCTTGTTATTTTAGTTTCTTTTGCTATTGATTCAGCAAACATTTGAGCTACTTCAGTTTCTTTTGCTACTGATTCTACAAACTTTTGTGTCACTTCTGTTTCTTTTGCTATTGATTCAGCAAACATTTGAGCTATTTCTGTTTCTTTTGCTACTGATTCAGCAAACTTTTGTGTCACTTCTGTTTCTCTTGCTATTGATTCAGCAAACTTTTGTGTCACTTCAGTTTCTTTTGCTACTGATTCAGTAAAAGCAATAGAAGTGTCTAATTTTGTATCAATTTTATTAATATTTTCTTTAATATTATTAAATCCTGACGCTAAATGATTAGCATAAATAGTATTTTCATTTAATTCATTATTTAATTTAATATTAGATTCTTTTAAAGATTTATTTTCTTTAACTAAATAATTTATTTTAGTTTTAAAAACATCTAAATATTTTTTAATACTCGACATTTCTTCATTCCAAATTTGTTGTTGTTCTAATAATTTATCTAATTCTAAAGGTGTACTTTTTCCTTCTTTTATTTTACTAACTAATACATTTTCTAATTTAGCTATTTCATTAGCAACATATAATTGCATTTCTTTTATATCCATTTCGGTTTTTCTATCATTTTTATTATCATTGAATAAATTATTTACATCTGATTCATTTTTCATTTCATAAATTCTATATGGTACATCTATATCATTAGAAAATCCATATTTTTCATTTACGTTTGTAACAACTGATGTTGCAAAACCAGGATCTACAACTATATCATAAGTAAATAATTCTTTTAATTGTACATTTTTTCCTTCAGTAATACCAGCTGCTCTAGAAGATACAAATAAAGGACAATTATCATTTATTATAGCTCTGGCTGTCATACCATTAGGTGTAGTTAATAGTTTAATTTTACCATCTACTCTATTGTGTTGTTCATTGTGAGTTAATTCTTCTATAGTATGTGATACATTTTTTCCTGCTATATCAAATACATCAGGGTGATCTAATTCACCATAAATAACAGAAAGCATTTTTTTCTTTTCTAATAAAGCATTCATACATGGTATGAAGTTTTCAGCAGTATAAAATCTTTTATTTCTGTTTTCTATATCAAATTCTGTAAAAGATCCACCCATAAATAACTGATTAGTCTCTTTTAATCTGTCATCAAAATGTTCAGTTAATGATTGAAGATTTCTTTCTAATATTAATACATGTTTCATATTTTTTTTTTGTTTTAAAAACTTTTTATGTATTTATATATTATATTTTTAAAGAGCCTTTTTTCTATTTATTATTCTGGAGCCATATCATCAGTAGCACCCATATCGTCACCACCACCCATATCTTCACCACCACTCATATCATCAGTAGCACCCATATCGTCACCACCACCCATATCATCAATAGCACCCATATCATCACCACCACCCATATCGCCACCACCTGACATATCATCTCCACCACCACTCATGTCACCGGCTTCACCACCAACACTAGAACTACTATTTTTCCAATATTCATTATTTAATGCTATTTGTTCATCTGTTAATTCATATACATATTTAGCTAAATAATCATGATGAAAATATGGTTTATCATCTTCACGTTTAAATCCATTTTGTAATTCTGTTACAATAGCAGATTTTGCTTGCATATTACTTAATTCTTTTGCTTTAATTAATTCAGAATGACCAAAATATTCTATATTTATATCGTTATAGATATTTATATTATTTTCTAATTCTGGAAAATCTAAAATTAGTTGAATAATAACAGGTTTTAAAATAATATCTTTAAATAATGATCTTAATCTATCTATGTATTGTGTAAAATTATAATCATCATGTGATATTTCATTACCATTACTATAAATATTACCACCACCAATAGTATTATCTAATCTTGTTAATGGAAATTTAGAAGCATTTTTTAAGTTATTTTTGAACCATATTAATGTGGTATTTTCATTTAAATCATGTCCTCCTGGATCTATAATAGACATTTCAGGTCTACCTTCACCTGAATTAGGAAACCAATATTCTTTAGAATAAGGTAATTCTTTAGAACCATCAATATAAATTTCACCGGTTGTATTATCAAACATAACATGGTCTTTATAATCTGCTATTAAAGTAGCCATTTCTTGTTCTGCATTACTTTGTGATAATCCTTCGGTTGGTATAACAAATTCTTTATGCATTGTTGCATTAATTAAATTAAATAATAATCTAGTTCTTTCTACTGATTTTAATTCATTATAAGGTTTAATTAATGGTTCTATATATGAAGTTTCCATATAATTAGAAGATCCTGAATATGAGATATATATTATAGATGAATCTAAAAGAACTACACGATTTTGGTCATCATCAAAATGTTGAATCCATAATTTATATCCTGATTCTGGGTCTATTATAGGTACAATTGTAGCAGGATCTAATCTTTGAAATGCTAATATATTTTTACCTTTTGAGTCGTATATAATTTCTCTACATAAAAAACCTTCAACTAACCAATCATGACAAATGTCCCAAGCAAGTGTACCATCATTAAATCCTCCACGATTATATATATTTTCAAAAATTATTTTTGATTTATCTTTAATAATTTTAGAATATGTATCTGGTAAATCTTCTAATTCACAGAATTTTTTATCTTTAGAATAAATAATTATATCATTAGTTAATTTTGTAACATAATCTAATATTTCTCCTTTTTTTGCATATTCTTTAAATATATTTATTTTAGAAATATAATCTTGAGATAATGCGGCAATTTTCTGTTTTTCTGTTACTAAAGCTTGAACTTTTCTAGAAAACATTGAATATACCGTACCATTAATATCATTTAATTGTGTTAAATCTTCATTATAATTTGTTGCTCTAGAATTTTTTATAACTGTTTCACTATAATTTCTACCAAATTTAGATAATCTACTTAAAGTATTATTAAAAAAATTATTATTATTATTATTTATATCTAAAGGTATATTAGATAATAAATTATTATTTGTTTGTCTATAAGGATTATATCCAGCCATAATTAGTTTATATTTTATTTATTAAAGATAAAGACTTTTCTAAATATTCATTTTTTTCTGTTAATGATAATTGATTTTTATTTAGCTCATTTTCAATGGAATTAAAATCTTTTATCATTTCTTGAATTAATTTTTTCTGTCTTGTTTCTTGTTCATTTATTTTCTTTTTCCATATTTCTAATAATTTATTATCATTAACACCTGTAAATTTAGATGTAGACATAGTAATAAATTCTTTTAAAATATTAGTATTAATTTTATATATTTTATTTATTAGTTTTATATCGAATTTTCTAATGCACCATTCAAAACCTATACTATATAATAGTTTATAAATATTTGTAAAATTTACACCAGATAAAGGATCTTGTTTCATCGTATTTAAGTTTAAGTTATCTTTTAAGACACTTAAATTATAATTAAATAGATTATTAAAAAATAAAACTCTTATTGTAATAGGAATAAAATTTAATGACACGGCATAAATTAATCTAGTACCAGCTGTATCAAATGTATCTATAATTAATAATGGATTTATCTTTTCCATTTTTGATGATTTACCAGATAAATCATAAAACATAAAATAAAAATATCCTTTAGATATATCTTTAATAGATATTTTTTCAACATTATCATTTTCATTTATACATTTACTTATAAATTTAGAATTAAGATTATAAATATTAGAACCATTTAATTCATAATCTTTTTTAATACTATTTATAAAAAAATTTTTTTCCATTATTTAAATATATGTAAATGTTTTTCTGTTATTATTTTAAATTGAATATCTCTTTTTTTACACCATTCATTTGCATAATACCATTTATGTTTATTTTTTTGCCAAACTCCTATAGCATATTGTAAATTTTTTAATTTTTTTTCTGATATAGTTTTAGGTATAATAGGTTCTCTTGTTTCTGCATCAGGTTTTATTTCAATTAAAAATCTATTTATTAAATTAGGAAATTTATGATTTATTGTTTCTATATAAAAATCTGGAATATATCTTCTACTTTTACCTTTATGGTCAACATATGGTATAGTTAAAGTTTCAGAACCCCATCTAATTATTTCGGTTGTTACATCACAATAAACCATAAATTTATATTCCCATGAAGATCTATAAACTATATCCATAGGATTACCCATATATTTATTAGGAAATTTAATTTTATATTTACCTTGATGGTATTTTGTAGGATTACTAGGTGCGTGTGCCATTTTAAATATTATTTATATAATTTTTACAAACATTTAAACCATTATCATATAATATTGGTCCTCTTAAAGCCATTTTATAAATATTATTTTCATATATAGAAAAATAATATGCATCATTTAATCTAGTATGTGGTTTAATTATAATATCATATCCTAAATATTCAACTATAATAGAATCATCATATTCTTCTCTAATAGTTTCAATTAAATTATTTTTTGGATCTATTTTAATTTTTTTTCCATTAGCCATCGAATATACCCAGTATGATATTTGTTTTATTTCTTCATGTAATAAAACTTGAATATATTTTTTACCTGTTCCTTTTTTAACATAAGCTATAGTAGAATGTGGTTCATATGTTGGATATGAATTTTCATTTGGATATGTTGAGAATATTTTATTTAAAATATGTAAATTATTTCCTTCGATTTCATATTTAACTACGTCATATTCATTAGATTCAAATATATTTACCATTTTAGAAGATATTTCTGGCGGATTAATCATTAATAATAAATCTACTATTTCATTTTCAGGAATTTTATCATCTAATAATCCAAATAATATTGTAACATGTGGTTCAATTTCTAAACCAAATTCATTCGTATCATTATTATAAATATCGTTTTCTTCTATTTGTATATTAGAAATAGGAGTATCAAAATATCCCATTATACAACCGTATGAATATGTTTGATTTTCTGTTTTTTCTTTTATTATTTTCATAATTTATATATTATAAAGTCCTTGTCCATTGTTTGATGAATTCATACTAATAAATTTTAGTTTTTTATTATCTTCTTTTTTAATCCCTTTTTTATCATGAAAATAATTTAAAAATTCAGCGACAGCACGTTTATGTATTTCAGAAATATATACAAATGCACTTGTTGACTTTTCTGGATTAAAACCTTGCCATTTATTTAATATTTTTTCATAACTAGCCTGAATGCTATCATTTTTATCATCTTCATTAAAAAATTTATGTTGTGTTTTTCTTATTGCATTTTGTACTAATACATAAATAAACATTTCTGCTTTTCTTGTTAATGTACCTAAACCTTTAGATAATAATATTTCATAAGTAAATTGTGAATCGTTTACAGTTGTTGTTGTAATTTTCATTCTTCATAATAGTGTATTTTTTATAGTTATTATATATAAAAAATACGCTATTGTTTAAACAAAAAAAAAGTAGAACTAAGTTCTACTTTTTTATTTTATTTTATTTTATTTTATCTTTTTTTACCTCTTTTAATTGTTCACTGATTGTATGTTTTTGTGATAATAAACTATTATATAATTTTTTAACAGATATATTTTCTAAGATTATTGGTGATTCATTTTTTAATGTAATAATAGCATTTTCAATACTTGTTAATTTTTCTAATAATACTTTTTCTTGTTTTTCTAATTTTATTTTTTTAGATAATTCATCAGAAATTAAGTTTTCATAAAAGAATGTAATATCTGTACCTAATTCATGCATTACATTTTCTATTAATGGTAATGCTTGTTCAAAAGTATAATATGAATTACCACTTCTTCTATCTAATCTTAATTGTGCAATTTTATCTTTGTAGTTAAATACATAACATTCAAATGTAGAATTACCTAAATTATAAATATGTTTAACAGAATCAATTATCATAAATTTATCTAATGAATTATAACATTCATTTAAAATTGGATAGAATCCTTTACCCATAAATGGTACATATGGAGATTGAAAAATAGATTCTAATGTAGAACTTGCTTCTTTTTCATTTTCATTTAAATAAATTTGCTTAGTATCAGTATTAAATGTTATATTGAAATTTTCTGCTATTTTAAATTTAATAGAATTTTCTGTAAAAATAGCTCTTTTTACACCTTCTTCTAATAATCTCATTCTACGTAATTGATTTTCATCATTTATATGATTTTCTAATAATGTAGCTGAAATACCTTCATCATTCATTAAAAACCATGTTTCATTTATATAAGTTAAAAATCCTTCTTTTTTTTCTAATACAATAGAATATACATCATTAATTACACCACCTTTAGATATATAATTCATTTTTAATTGAGGTGTATTAGCCATTTCTCCTAAAAATGATTTAATTTCAGGAATCCATTCATGCATTTTTAAATCATTTAATATTTTGATTTTTCTATCATCATCATTATTTTCATTAATACATTCCATTAATGATGTTAATGTTGTTTCATATAAAAATCTATCCGGTTTTCTTGATATTTTTTTATGTAAATCTTTTAATGTATATACTAAGCTATTTTCAGAAATTTCATTATCTATTTCTTCTAATAATGTTTTTACACCTTCAAAATATTTAAACGTTTCTAAACGTTCATTTAATGAATTAAATATCTCTTTATCAGAATATTTATCATATTCTTCTAAATGTGATGTAACTATAGTAGATACATCGCTTTGTTCTATATTTAAACCATTTCTATATTCAAACAATTTTAATTTTAATGACTTCATATTATGTCTTTAGTCTGTATTTATTTTTTATTATATATTATTTATTTTAATTAAAAAATTACTTTTTTATTATATCCGTTTCTTTTATTATATTTTGATTTTGATATATAGCAAAATCCCACTCTACACCTTTATTCGATAATAAAGAAGTAACTTTATCTATTATTGGAAAATGTGTATGTACTTCAATATTATAAACAGATTTATATGGTTTAGTTCCTGTTCCAAATGAATATTCTCTTGCTATAACATTTTCACTATCACCAATAAAATTAAAATTAGCTTTTATTGGAATTCGTTTATATGTAAAATTAAAATATCTATACATATAAAAATTTTCCATTAATTCTTGCCATATCTTAAATACCTCATTTTCATTATCTAATACAAAAACTAGTTCAAATGATAATTTAATAGGTACACTTTTTAATTGTGAATATTTTTGAATCAATTCTTCATCTACTTCTTCTGTTATATGAAACCAAGTATTAGGATTAGTGAATTCTTCAGCTTTTATAATCCAAGATTTAACATCTAATACTCCTCTAGGAATAATATCCGTATTCATATTAACTCGTTTATTTGGTATATCATCATAAAAAGAATCCATTATAAATCTTTGATCTCCTGTTAAAGAATAATAAATAGGAATTATTTCAGTATATGATCCATTTTCTTCACTAATATAATTGATTTTTAATTTGTCTCTTAAATATGCTAAAAATCCTACCGTAACATCACGTAAAAAAACATCACTATAATTATTTTTTATATTATAATCTTCTTGTTGGTTTGACATATTTATTTTATTTATTTTATTTATATATTATTTTAAAACACAATTAATAATTTAATTTATTTAAAATTTTTTTACTATATATCATATGTGGTCAAAAAACTTATTAACAATTATTAAACTTTTTTATTTTTCTAGTATATAAACAAACTTTTTTTTTTTATTAAAAAATAAAAAATAAAAATAATTAAACATTTTATAAAAAAAA